CTTTAATCTTTTTCAGAATTTAAACTTTTCAACATATCCCTGATACGTGAAGAATTTGTTTCAGCCTTAATTTTACCAACACCAATTCCTGCATTAGGATCGATTTCCCCAGTTTCTGGATTAACATTTGTAGATGTTACAACACTGGTTTTCTTCAATCCATTAATCAACGCAGAACTAGCCGCATTGCGATGTTGGCTCATTGTAGTTTCTGCTTCTTCCTCGCCCAAATCTTTAATTCTTAAGGTATCTACGTCAAATTCTAAGTCAACTTTTTGCCCAACACCGCTTGAGCTACGTGTCTTCAATGGACGAAGATTCCGAAGAACAGGAAGATGAGTCTGTTGAAGAAGATACTACACTTGAAATCGGCGGCGATGCCTCTGATGATCTAGTTAGTGGAATCGAAGACCATGATGCTATGGATGCTGATGGTGAAGAAGATCCATTTGGTGGTGAAGATGACGGCGAAGATGAATTCGGCGGCGAAGAAGGTGGAGAAGGCGACCTAGAAGATAAAGTTATGGATTTAGAAGATGCTCTAGAAGAGTTGAAAGCTGAATTCGAAGCTCTATTAGCTGGCGAAGAACACGAAGAAGAAAAAGATCCTGATATCCACGGTCATGCTTTAGACGACATCGAAGGTAAAGATGACGCAGAAGACGACATGGGCGGCGATGAAGAAGGCGGCGACATGGAAGATGAAGACATGATGCCAGCAATGGAAGGTCGTGAATTTACTCGTGAATACCGTGAAAAAGTTGGTAACGACTGGCAAGGTAACGCTATGAAACAGCAAGGTAAAAACCTAGGTGCTGGCACAGGCGAAAACTATCCTGCTCCTGTTGAAGGCCGTAGCCCAACAAGTTCTGGTAAAGGTAAACCAACATCAGATGCACGTCCACACAATATCGCTCAAGGTGACTTAGGCGTTGGTGAAATGACTGGTACAAGCCCAAATGCTGATAAAGGTTCACGTGGTTTAGTAGGCGCTACAAAAGGCGAATTTACTAAAGGTGTAACTAAAAACATTTCTAGCTCATCTAAGTCTGGAATGCAAGACGGCGCTAAACTAGAAAAACAAGGTTCTGGTTATCCAAACAACAATAAGACTCCAGGTCCAGTAGGTTCTGGTACAGGCGACAAAGCTGGTCAAACTAGCATTGGTAGCAACAAGTCTATCGTTGACAAGAAGCAATAATTAGAGAAATAGATGAAACCAACTTCATATCTAAGAGAACACCTAAGTTTCGATCAGGCTCGTGTTGAATTACACGAGGCTGAGGAAATGGGTAAGAAAAACCTTTACTTAAAAGGTATTGCTATCCAGGGTGGTATTCGTAACGCTAATCAACGTGTGTATCCTGTAACAGAGATTACAAACGCTGTAATGACGTTAAATGATCAAATCAAGAACGGATATTCTGTTTTAGGTGAAGTTGACCATCCAGATGATTTAAAAGTAAATTTGGACCGTGTAAGCCACATGATTACAGATATGTGGATGGATGGTCCTAATGGCTATGGGAAGATGAAAATTCTTCCTACCCCGATGGGACAACTTGTTCGTACTATGCTTGAAAGCGGTGTAAAACTTGGCGTTAGTAGTCGCGGTAGCGGAAACGTTAACGAATCTACAGGCGAAGTAGCTGAATTTGAAATTATTACAGTAGACATAGTTGCTCAACCTAGTGCGCCAGGAGCTTATCCTACACCGGTATATGAACACCTTATGAATAATAAAGGTGGTTATTATGCTTGGAGGGTTGCGCAAGAGGTAAAAGAAGATCCGAAAGCCCAGAAATATCTTAGAGAATCAATGCTCAAGATTATCCAAGGGTTAAAATAAGGAGAAACAGTGATGTTGGACGCATTCAAACAATTAGTCGAAAGTGGCGTGATGTCAGAACAAGTTGGTTCTGAGATTCAAGAAGCTTTTAACGCTAAGATTCAAGAAAACCGCGACCAAGTCACCGCTGAACTAAGAGAAGAGTTTGCACAAAAGTATGCGCACGATAAGGCGCAGATTGTTGAAGGACTTGACAAATTAGTAAGCGAGCGATTGGCCGCAGAGATGGCTGAACTTGTTGAAGATAGAAAAGCTCTAGCAGAAGCTAAAGTTGCCTATCATAACAAGATGGATACAGATGCTAAAGTAATGGAATCATTTGTATTAAAACAGCTAACAAAAGAAATGCACGAATTCCAAAGTGACCGTCAAAAAGTTGCTGAGAATTTTGGTAAACTAGAACAGTTCATTGTAACTGCACTAGCAAAAGAAATCCAAGAATTTGCAGTAGACAAGCGTGATCTAGCTGAAACGAAAGTTAAGTTAGTACGTGAAGCGAAAAGCAAGTTTGAAGATATTAAAGCACGTTTCATTCAAAGAAGTTCAAAAGTTGTTCAAGAAGCAGTTGGTTCACAATTGAAATCAGAAATCAAGCAATTGAAAGAAGATATCGATTCAGCTCGTCAGAACAGCTTCGGACGTAAAATGTTTGAAGCATTTGCACAAGAGTACAGCACAAGCTATCTAAATGAGAAATCTGAAACAGCAAAACTTTTAAAAGTTCTTGCTCAGAAAGAACAAGCGTTAGCTGAAGCACAGACAGCAATTACAGAAAAAGCACAACTGGTCGAATCTAAAGAAAGAGAAATCCGTATTCAGAAAGACCAAGCTGAGCGTAAAGCTGTAATGAGCGAGATGTTAGCACCACTAAGTGCTGACAAAAAGGCAATTATGCAAGACCTTTTAGAGAGCGTACAAACTCCTAAACTTGCTACTGCTTTTGAGAAATACCTACCCGCAGTTATGGAAGGCGCAACTCATAAAGTTGTTAAGGCAGAACAAAAACCTGCTAAAGCGATGATAAATGAAAGCACTGAAGTTACTGGTGATCGCGAAGCTAAACCCGCGGTAGGCTTAGATAACATCTTAGACATCCGCAAGTTAGCGGGCCTAAAATAATTATATTCAAGGAGACTATTAAATGTCACAATTATTAAATGAAAGATGGTCAGAGACCAAAGACGCTCTGCTTGAAGGCCTACAAGGTACCCGTCGTTCTTCTATGCAAGTTTGCTTAGAAAATACACGTAAGTATCTAGCAGAAGCCGCAACAGCAGGTGCTACAAGTTCTGGTAATATCGCAACTTTAAATCGCGTTATTCTTCCAGTAATCCGTCGTGTTATGCCAACCGTTATTGCTAACGAAATCATTGGCGTTCAACCTATGACAGGTCCAGTTGGACAAATTCATACTCTACGTGTTCGTTATGCTGATACCAGCACTGAAGTTGTAGCAGGTGAAGAAGCATTAAGCCCATTCAAGATTGCACAGGCTTATTCTGGTAACAACAATCCTACAACACCTAAAGCGGCCGCAACAAGCCAGCTAGAAGGTCAACCAGGTAACAGAATGAGCATTCAAATCTTGAAAGCTCCAGTTGAAGCTAAGTCTCGTAAACTAAGCGCACGTTGGACTTTTGAGGCCGCTCAAGACGCACAAGCACAACAAGGTATTGATATCGAAGCAGAAATCATGGCCGCTCTAGCTCAAGAAATTACAGCTGAAATCGACCAAGAAATCCTAGCTTCTCTACGTGCATTGGCATCAGTTGAACAAACCTATGACCAATCTCTAGTATCAGGTACTGCAACATTCGTTGGTGACGAACATGCCGCATTGGCAATTCTTATCAACCGTACAGCTAACTTAATCGCTCAACGTACACGTCGTGGCGCGGCTAACTGGGCTGTTGTTTCTAACCAAGCATTGACAATTCTACAATCTGCTACTACAAGCGCATTTGCTCGTACAACAGAAGGTACATTCGAAGCTCCTACAAACACCAAGTTTGTTGGTACATTGAATGGCGCTATGCGTGTTTATGTTGACGCATACAAAGTTGATAGCGATGACGCTAACCAAGTATTGTTAGGTTATAAAGGTTCTAGCGAGGCTGATGCGGCCGCGTTCTATTGCCCTTACATTCCTCTAATGAGCTCTGGTGTTGTTCTTGATCCAGCAACATTTGAGCCAGTAGTTGGCTTCCTAACACGTTACGGTTATGTAGAGTTGAGCAACACTGCTTCTTCTCTAGGTAATGCGGCTGACTACTTAGGTAAGGTTGCTATCACTAGCGCAAACGTAAGTTTCCAATAATCTTTAAAAAGTTTATTAAACTACAACAAAAAAAGCACCTTCGGGTGCTTTTTTGTTAAATACAGTGTCTAGATTATTATGCGGCTCCCACCGCGTAGGGCCTAGAACGCTCATAATTCAAAGGAGAACAAAATGGGACGTCCAATTAAAGCAAGATTTTTTATTGCAGAAGGTGTGAAGACAGCTTCTGATTTAGTTAAGTACAAAGGTATTACATCGCCTAGCGTAGGCACTGCCGGTACTGGTTATTCAACTGGTGCAATCGCAACTGTTGCGGCTCCACAAGATGCCGCAGGTATTACAGCAACAATTAGTTTAACAATTACTCCAGCAGGCGGTATTACTGGTGCTTCTGTTAGTAACGTAGGTACAGGTTATTTGACAGCACCCGGAGTTACAATTACTCCAGCCGCTACACAAAGTAATACAGCAGTAGCAACTTCTTCAAGTTTCACACTTACAAACGTTTCTGGTGTAAACGGAATTTATCCAGGTATGTTAGTTAGTGGTTGGAGCGGATTAACTGCTTTCTCGCATGTTGCTAGCGTAGGTACAAACACAATTACACTTGATAAAGCTATTACTGCTTCAGGTGGCTCTACTGGAACTAGTATAACATTTAGCTATTCTGATACGGGTACAAGCGGTGCAGTTACAGTAAGTTTAACTTCAAACGAACTAATTCCAAATAAGATTGCGGCAACTGCATATCTAACAACTGGTTCTGGTCAAACTGCTTCTGCTATTATCAAACAAGAAGGCTCACGTAGCTATCTAGTTGAAAATACACAAGGTCGTGGCCGTGTTAAGTTGGCTACAACAGATTCCTTGACAGCAGGTACAATGAACATCATCGCTACAGACGGTGCAGGTTCTACCTACTGGGTTAAGAAATTAACAGCACGTAAAGCTACTCTAGTTAGTCGTACAGGTACACCATTAATTACTGTAACCAATGACGGTACTTATACTGTTGGTACAGCAAAATGGACTACTAGTGCTTCAACCGGTACACATCAAGTTACTATCAGTACAAATAGCATTTAATTTATGTTATAATAAAAG